GTTAGGGAGTGTTCTTACATCAGTGCCCTGATAGGTTTTACCCATTGGAGTCTGTTTGTAGAGTGTTGTTGCGTAACTCAGACACATCTCTTCAAGTCTAGTAGCATTGTCTATAGTGATATACTTATACGGGAATTGTCCTCCATTCTCTTTCATCTTCTCACGGATTGCATTGGCAATATCGGCAAAGTCCTTAATAGACCGTGCCTGTACTGTCATTGCTTCCAAAGCCTGATAACCGTTTTCCAAATCAATGATTAAGTTGTTATCAAGGGCAGCCATTAATGTCGACTTGCCCGCTTTAGGTCTACCGAAGAGTATGAGAGTCTTTGGATTACAAACTTTAGGTTTGCTTTTTTCAGTTGGGAGTATCAACATATTATAAATAAGTTAATACTTTACTGATTGTTTGGTAAAATCTGATAAAATCTGGAATAGGAATCAATAAAGTAGATTAAAACAAATCGTTAATCTCGTCAGCGTTACTTACGTTAATCAAGATGTTAATAATAGTAATCTGATCTGCTTCGTCTTTATACTTCAGAAACTTATAAGGATCTTCGAACGGAATAACCGTGTTACCAATCTGAATAAACTTCTGGTAGATGCGAACGGGGGTATTACCAATCAAGAAGTCATAACCCTTATCGTCATTATTCTTCACCTCAGCTGCATACTTATGCAAGCGATATAATGCAAGATCCAAATCCTGCGGCAAGTTATAGTTGCGGATACCATCTAACAACGGGCAGTTCTTAGGAGGAAAGTTCAGTGCTGCAAATTCAGCCTCAGGATCCAAACCGAAAATCAGCTTGTCACCAGGTCCAGCAAATGAAATACTGCTCATCTCATCTTCAGGGGTATCAACACCGTGCCACTTCAGGAACGGGAACTTAGTTGCTACTTCGTGCAGGATACGAGACTTTAAAGTACCTTTAGGATCAATATTTTTCTTGGGAAGAGTTATAGTAAACTGTTTCATAGTTCAGCCTTATTTTTTAAATTACTACTTAAATTATCTTTTGCTTCAGGTTGTATGGTCGTCTCTATTAAATTGTTATAACGGAGATCATTTTTAAATTCGAGTATACACGGTTCACCATCTCTGACTTTGAGAAAGTGTAGATATACACGATCTTTTACAGGTAGACGTTGGACTCCATATATAGCAAGATTTAACATTTCGGGACGATTCATAACAATTACAAAGTCACTCGCGTGAAATATTGCATCTGAAGCTGACAAGTCACTTCTTATAGGGTAATGACTTGACGGGTTGTTTAGTCGCTCAGGTTGTTCAATGTTTCGATTCATCTGTGAAAGCTGTATAATCGTAGTAAAGGATAGCTTCTTTACTCGAATAAACATTTTCTGTAAATCGACCAAGTTACCTCGTACAGTATCACCCTAGACCAACAATGTGTGGTCAAGGATGACAATCAACCATTTGCCTTTAGCAACGGTATCATGAAAGTAGGTAATCGTTTCTTCCATCTTTGCAACAGAACATGGTGTATCCACATAGTATATGGGATACTTTTTTATTGAGTTTACCGTAGTAAGAACTTTAGCATAATCATCATCACTGAGGTCTTCAGCAGCACTATAAAGCTCAGAAGTTGTTTTTCTAAGCTTATTACTAATTGTTCTACCTATATTACGGTAACCCACCATCTCAAAACTGAAATTTAGAATAACGATTTCCTGATTGGGGTTGCAATCGATTAAATCGAATGCTAAAGTATTTACAAACGAAGATTTACCACTACCAGAGATACCTGCTATGGTGAATACCATGTTAGGTTCTATACCTCCAGTAGCTTTGTTGAACTTATTCCATCTACTCCGTAAAGCGACTATTTCGTGAGACTTTCTAGCTTTAATATATTTAGCTGATTCATCAGCTACTATGCTGATTGGCTTAATATAAATTGGAGCCGTAGCCGCCGTTGTTGTCTGGAGTTCTGGTTCGTTCATACGTAATTGGGTTAAAATTCATTTGTTCTTCAATAGACTCCCACTCTCTTTGAGTGAGCCATTTCCACATAGTTTTCATATAACCGAGTTTACCGGTTATAGTCTTCTCATCTATCTCATACTTGAGACAGTCAAGGATATGTTCGTGCATTGCTTTAGATTTGCCAACGATTCTGTTATATTCCTTACGACATTTGTTAATGTTAGAACGTAAGAAGCCTTTAGTACCGTCAGGTCTAGTAACATACACTGGAAATACTTCATAAAAGTAGTCAAACCAAGTCTTGTCCTGTTTAAGGGCATCTTTGAGTGACTGTGTACTTTCATAAATTTTATTATCGCCTGAAGTAGTAACAGCGATAAGTCCATTGTCGATTAACTCTTGTATTTCTGTTTCGCTTATTCGGCTGAGTAACAAGTGAACGTCTTGATTGCTTTGATTATTTCCATTCAATACGAGAGTTAAAAACACTAGTTGGTTTATGTTTATACTCGGAAAAACCTCGAGTAGCGTCGTATCTAATTCTAGTATCATAATATAAATGTTATGCACTAAGCTTAGGATACACGTATGAGAAAATCTGTTAAAACAGACTTAGTTGCTTCGTTTTTAATTGGTTTATTATTTTATTTGCTTCTGCTATGTAGTAAGCATAGTTGATATTTGGTTGTTCTTTAAGGTCATCAAAATCATTTAGTAGAGTAACACCAGATGCTGTTAGCATATTCTGATAACTCTTTATACCGTATTCGATTTTGTATTTCCATAAGAAGTGTCCATCAGTAGAAGCATAAAACCTATTTGTTCGTTGTTGGCTTATATTATTATATTCAACAAACCACTGTTTACCAGTCTTTTCGGACATCAAGAAATCCTTGATATCTGTTACTGTAGGGATATAGTCTTTGGGTTTAACATCTTCAAAGAAATATTTCTCTACAGCTTTAGGTATGATTTTAGGGGTTAACCCTTTACCAAGTTTTACTTCAGTAATAAAACATCCTTTTTCTTTAACTTTATCACCCTGTTTACCAAAGTAATCGTTAACTGCAAGCTGGTAAAAGCTATCAAACTGTTCGGTTTCGAATGTAAGACGACTGGTTTTCTCAAACTCAGCTATGACGGCTTGTAATTCGTCGTATTTGGCCTTTTTTAGGCCGTATAAGACACCATCTGTGTTGAGCTGATAGATTGTAGCTCCAAGCTCTAAAAGTCGCTCAGAAAGCATTAAAAGTAGTAATTGGCCATTCATACGAATTTGCATTACTGCAAACGGTGAATATAGCCAACTATATTCGTTTTGGTAGTTACCTGTTACAGAGTTTAGTACTAATTTCTTAGTATCTGCTTCAAGTTTACGTTTTGCTTTTTTAGCTGCTAATCTTTCTTCGTAGATACGACGATATATCTTTATAAACTGTTCTTTGTCAAGATGTGGTGGTACGAAACCGTATTGAATAATCAAACTAGGGTATAGTGAGTTTGCATCAGTATCGAGTAATATCTCATCATCCTTAGGTATGATTATTTCAGGTTCATTTATACTGTGAATACCGCCTACTCCAACAGATACTGTTAGATTGTTTAATAAGAATTTCTTATTCCAACCATCTCTACCTGGTGATACAGTTAACTGTTTCATTTCAGTAAGCAGATCTTTTAATATTGGAGTTTTAAATTCTATATTAGGTAGTATTACATCTTTTAGGTGTATCATCGGCATAGGACTTCTTAAAT